ACTGTCATTGGAGTCCCGGCTGCTTTTTGTACTATATCCATCGGTCTAGCCGGGGGCTGTTCAGTAACGCTAGTTCCATTTACAGATACAGTCGATGGTAATCCACTGTTAGCAGCAGCACTAGCCGCTAGATTTTTAGCATATGCACCAGCATCACCGATCTTATCGCCAACACTCATAAAACTGCTAACTTGTCCAACACCCTTGGCGGCATTTGCTAAACTGCTCATGCCGACACTGGTAACTAATCCTTGGACAGCAGTTGGACTCATTCCTTGAGATAATTTGCTAGCTAATCCTGCTAAGTTGCCGCCAGCTGATAACGAAGCAATCGAGGGTAATGATCCAACCCCTGGTATACCTTTCATAACATTAGATAATTGATCACCTGGTATAGAATTTAGAACACTACCGAGTTCTTTTGAAGCAGTAGCACCAGCGGCATCAGTCGCTGAGCTAAACATCTTTCCAGTATCGGTTACCCCTCCTAAAGATGAATTAACTGAATTGCTTAGATTACCTAGTTCAGGATTATTAGTTAAAGCACTAGAACTAAAAGTAGTATCTCCGCTATTTGCAACCGCCTGATCAATGCTTGATTGAGATGGCGCAGCATCGGGTTGTATTGAAGGAGCAGTTGCACCGGGCACTGGGTTTCCGGAGTCGTCCCATATTTGATTATTTGATGAATTGCTATCATTAGTAACAACATTAGTTGATTGGGTCGAAAAAGCTGCACTAGATTCCGGATTAGGATTACTTCTATCAAATGTTATAGTATTACCCATATCATCCTGTATAGTCGTCATATTACTCGTAGCAGTTGGTTGATTAACCACAGCAGTGTTATTTATGCTATTTGACATAGCACTTGCTTTAGCATTTTCTCGTGCTGCTTCGGCTGCTGCATCTGCTTCGGCCTTGGCTGAAATCTCTGCGTTAAATTGTTCTAATGCTGATACCATAACAATATTTATCATAGATTTTAGTGATAAATACTCCATGAGTCAATTATGGGCAGTACAAGGTGATGCTGATAGTCACGGTGGTGGTGCATTAAACGCCGATGCCGATTCATCTCCACACACTGTATTCATCAATAATCTACCAGTAGTGGTTAATCTAAGCCATGCTGCTGCTGATAGTTTATGTAGACCGCAAGATACTCCGCATTGTGATCCCTACACTACTAGCGGAAGTGGTACAGTTACTTGTTATGGAAAACCGGTACACAGAAACGGCGATAGCCGCGTTTGTGGCGCGACTACGGTAGTTACTCATCAAACAACTGTATTTGTTGGTTAAATTAATTTTCCTAAAATACTAGATGATGCAGGCTGTATGCTCGATGTGCCTTTAATATATTGGTTAGCTGTCTGCTTATCAGTTTGTGCCATAGCAATAACGGCAGTTTTAGGTATGTCAATATTTCCTTCGATTTCTGCAGTGAATAAAAACGGAGTCATAGCGACTCCATTTGCTGTTACCGATAATACAAGAGGCTTGTATACTTTATAGGCAAAAGCACTATCTTCTGTTAACCGTGTTATAACTTCTTCACCAGTTACTAGTTTTAAGGTGTAGATTTCACCTAGTTTAACTTTCTCTAAAATCATGCTGCTAAATCTCTTTTTTCTATCTGTTCTTTGAGTACTTCTGGATCTTGTTTTGAAAGACCAGTATATCCACCTTCTACTAGCAAATCACCATCTAGATATAATTGTGGAACTGTCTTATGTCCCCTTTCTCTGATGAAACTTAAAGCTGCTTCATCTTCTAAAACATTAATGGTTATATAAGGTATACCATTTTTTTCTAACCAAATTTTAGAACGGTCACAGTAAGGGCAGTTGGGTTTGCTATATAATGTTATCATCGCTTTCTCCTTATAAAGAAAAGCCTGCGAAGCTCTTCTCATCTACATCTTGTTTTACTGCCCCTACGATATAGGAACTTAGTTCTACTTCTTGAGGAGCAACTTGCACATCTGCACCTGAGATCCATTTCTGTGTCCAGGGCAACGGATTTGATCCGCCCTTGTACTTAGTCGGCAAGCTAACGGCTGTCATGCGCTTATTAGCTATCCAGTCTACATATTCGCATAGTAGTTGATAGTTAAGTCCAATCATGCTACCGTCTTTGAACAGATATTCTGCCCATTTCTTTTCTTGATTAACAGCATCATCAAACATCTTAATGGCTTCAGTTTGACATTCCTGTTCGATCTTAGCATAATCTGGATCATCTTTAGGAAGTATTTTTAATAGCATCTGTGTGCTGGCTAGATGTAGATTTTCATCACGTGCGATAAACTTAATAATCTTAGCATTACCTTCCATCTTCTTAACTTCAGCGAATGCCCATGAACAAGCAAAGCTAACATAGAACCGAACACCTTCTAAGATGTTTACGCTCATTAAGCAGAGCCAGATTAATTTTTTATGTTGGTACGCATCATAGTCTGGAGCATTAGTGGCCATCTTGTTATTCATAGTAATAAGATCATCATAATATTTGCTAATATCACCAGCACAATCTACGATTTCTTCGATATCCATCATCTCATCAAATATCTTACTAGGGTTGCTATAGATGTTGCGGATGATATGTGTATAGCTGCGACTATGGATAGTTTCACTAAACGTCCAAGTAGTAATCCAAGTCTCTAATTCTGGAAGGCTAACGACTGGCCCAAATGCTACTGTTGGCGCACGACCTTGTACACTATCTAATAGTATCTGACGTTTTAGATTACTTGTGAAAATGTGTTGTTCGTGTGCTGTAAGATCTTTGAAATCTTTAGCATCACGTAGGATATCAACTTCAGTTGGTTGCCAAAAGAATCCCAACTGTTTTTCGGTTAGTTTATCAAATTGTTTATATTTCATAGTGTCATAGCGTTGGATAGTTACTCCACCATTTGGATCTAAGAACGCTAGTGACTCGGTGTGCTTGCTACGATTGGTGCTGTCAAATATTGAACTCATTTTCTTTACCTCTGTATGTATATTAGCAGATAGATTTAGATAGTGCAACCTTCGCAGTCATCCTGCGGAGGTAAATCATCTAGTGGTTGATCATCTGTAGTTTTGTGTACATTGATCTCACCCTGCCCATCAAAGGTATTGAAGTAGTAGAGTTGCTTGCCGCCGTACTTGTAAAACTGTAGTATGTGCTTGAGCATTTCGCTTAGTGGAATCTTTTCATCTTCGTAAAATTGTGGATTATATGAAGTATTAACACTGATGCCTTGATCGATATATTTCTGTAATACAGCACAGATATTGAGGTATCCTTCTGGGCTCTTTTGATCCCATAGTAGTTCATACTTGTTCTTTAATTTTTTAAATTCTGGAACGACCTGTTTCAATACACCATGTTTGCTCTGCTTGATGCTAATCAAACTACGTGGTGGTTCGATACCATTTGTCGCATTGGCTATCTGAGCACTTGTTTCAGCAGGCATCAATGCCATCAATGTAGCATTGCGTATACCATGTGTCTTTAGATCTTCTCTCAATGAATCCCAAGGCATACGTTCAACGTGTGGTACTAGTTCATCGATGTCACGCTTGCGTGTATCGATTGGCACTATACCTTTGGCATATTTGGTATCTTCTGGTTTACCGCATGGGCCCTGTTCTTTTGCCAAATTAACACTAGCACGGATTAGATAATAACTCATCGCTTCCATGTATTCGTCGACTTTAGGCAATGCTGCTGGATTGCTATAGCTAAGATCGTTCTTAGCTAACCAATAGGCTAGATTAATAATACCAACACCTAGAGGACGATGTTCTTTAGTTGCTAATTCTGCTGCTAATACAGGATAGTCTTGATAACTTAACAGTGCATCTAATCCTCGCACTGCTAGTTCGCAGGGTTTTTCAAAGTCTTTGGGTTCTTTGATAGTCCCCCAATTAATCGCCGACAGTGTGCATAATGCTATACGTCCTTGATCATCGAATAAGTGTGTTAGTGGTTTAGTAGGCAGGTCAATCTCGGCGCATAAGTTGCTCTGTCTGATTGGAGCCACAGTTTCGTCGAAACTGCTGTGTGTGTTTGCGTTGTCTACATTTTGTAGATATATACGCCCGGTATCTTTACGTTCTTGCATAAAAGCCGAGAACAGATCGATAGCTTTGAGTTTCTTCTTTCTCAGCTTCGGATTGTTCTCGGCTTTCTCATACAGTTCTGCAAAACGATCCTGATCGTTAAAGAATGCTGTATACATGTCTGGCACATCATTTGGACTGAATAAAGTAATGTCACCTCCTTGGATCAAACGTTGATAGAACAGTTTATTAAACTGCACCCCATAGTCCATATGTCGAACCCTGTTATCTTCTACGCCCTTGTTATTCTTAAGGACCATTAGATCTTCTACCTCATAGTGCCAAATGGGGTAGTAGAGGGTAGCAGCGCCATTACGGACGCCGCCTTGGCTACAGGATCGCACTGCTGCTTGGAACATCTTTAAGAATGGCACAACGCCAGTGTGGCTTGCATCTCCATTACGAATAGGTGAACCAATAGCACGGATCCTTCCAGCACCAATCCCTATGCCAGCTTTTTGGCTAACATATTTTACGATGGCGCTGGTTGTCGCATTGATCGAATCTAGGCTGTCGTCCGTCTCGATCAATACGCAACTACTGAACTGTCTCTGTGGTGTTCTTACACCAGCCATGACAGGTGTTGGTAAACTGATATCATGTGTCGATATCGCTTCATAATAATCACGTATCCACTGCATACGTGTTTCTCGTGGATATTTGTTGAATAGTGTAGCTGCTATCAAGATATAGCAGATCTGTGGTGTTTCTAGTATCTGTCCTGTGACACGATTCTGTACTAGATATTTTCCACGTAGCTGTTCCATAGCAACATAGGTTAAATCCATATCTCTATCATGTTTAATGAAATTATTAAGTCTTTCCCATTCGCTAGCATCATACCAATCTAGTAATTCTTTAGTATAATAGCCTAGGTCTATATTTTTCTTAACTAACTCTAAAAGATGTAAAGGCTTATATCCATCGTATACTTCTTTACGCAGGGAATAATTAATAAGTCTACCTGCGACATATTGATAATTTGGAGTTTCTTCGGTTATTAGATCTGCTGCTGCTTTGATCAGTGTCTCTTGGACATCTTTAGTTTTAATGTTGTTATAGAATTGCAGTTGGCTTCTTATTTCTAGCTCGCTCGGACTAACATTGTTTAGTCCTTCGGTTGCCCAAAACACTACTCTATGTAGTTTCTCTAGGTTTAATTCTTCTTTACGTCCGTCTCTCTTAATAACCGTTATGCGCGAGCTCATTGTTTCCCTCAATATCTCTATGTAGTATATAATCAATCCAGCAGGATGTCTATCATATAGTTAACTTTTATTGTGGTAGTATGGGTCTGATTTGATATTTATCGCTCATCACATTGTCAACATGCGATAAGAATAGTTCATAGTCCCAAACCCATTTCCGGTAGGGTTTAGATATTTTATCGCCAATGTATCGTGCGTACTATCATCGAGATTATTCTGTATTTCTACAAAGAAAGATATATTTTCTACACTAGCATCACCAATATAATTATAGTTATCGTTGATATGACCTGTCTTTGACGACATATCAGTAGTTACGGTCATTGAACCAGTTCTAACAGCATATCCGTTACCGCCTTGTGAGTTTTTACTTATAACATAATCTATAATATAAACAGCAGATTTGAAGAAAGGAAAACGCAATAATGATTGAGGAAGTACTGCTGCTAACGCTTCTATAACTACTTGATATCCGGTATTATCGTGTATCATCGAACTGGTTTGTACAGTCGGAATAAATGGATAGACAGAGTTACTGGCGGCATTCTTTAATACTTTGTTTCTATTAAAGAAATCATCGGTACTTGTATTGTTTTCGGTTACAAATAGCACAACAGGATATATCGCACTAGTATCACTATTGCTTAGATTGCCAACATTCATGTAGGTGTTTGACGATGATGAATTTCCATACCCTTTTTTAACCCTAAATCCATATCGATCGATCTGATCAAAATAGCATCTAGAAACCTTAGTTCCTATTGATCCCGAAACACCACCACCAACATCTATCCCTGACGATAATATCTGGAATCGACAATTATCAAATTGTACGTTTAAGTGATCGCCATATGCGTCACTATATGCACCAATTCCGGTTTTATAAAAATCACAATTTCGAAAAATAACAGAATTGGTGCTAAAAGCAGAACTAGTTCCTCGTATATTAACACCAACCTGACTATCGTTATATGTTGATCCATTGGTATATATACCTTCAAATTTCACACGATCAAACGAAGTTAATTCAGTGTTATCTAGATAAAGTATAGTATTTGCAAAAGTAGTCTTTAGAGTTATTCCAGAAATAAAGATCTTTCTAGGCCATGTTGATTCACTATTAAGGGTAGTAGTACTGTTCATACTAGTAAATGGAAGATAACCAGTTGGATATTGATTTGTAAAACTAATAGCATCAATCATACGGAATACACCACATCCTGCAGTATTTCTAGAAGTTTGTTTTATAATAGTACTATCAATTCCTGCACCAACGATATGTGCGTGAGGCGGTATTCGTATCTCATCGTGTATAATATATACACCCGGTTCCATATAAAGGATAACACGATCCGATGGATTAATATTAAATAGGAATAATTCATTTATAGCTTGCTGTAGAGCAACAGTAACATCTGTCGTACCATCGCCGAATACTCCGAATGCTCTTACGCTAACAATATCATCTAAACGTTCCTGTAGGGAACGTTGAAATGGTGCAGTAGTTGAAACACCAGTTTGGATATGAGTATCGTTACGGCGGTATTGATACAGATCCATCAATTCCATTATATCAGTGTGTTCGGTTAATAGTTCTGTATTACCAACGGCAGGAGCACCTTCGCTTACTGCACCATTACCAATATAAAGTTGTTGAGTATCAATCGCCCAACCTAATTCACCACTGGCTAATTGTGGGAAACCAGTCTGTGAATTCTTCTTACCTCTACGTTGCTGAATTCTCGAAATTTGAATTACCGACACACTATTTCTCCACTATATCTTCATTATATTTATCGAACCATTCTCTCTTTCCGTTTACCAATTTCCACGTGCGACCTCGACAAGTATCATTTGGGCGACTTATATTTCGATTATTTTCATATGGTAATAAAGGAGGCATATCTGATCTTCGTATTCGCCAGCCTTTTGTTTGTTTTTGATATAGTCTACTTGTAGGTGAGTTAAGAGACGACGGCATAGATTTATCTACACCATTTTCTTCACACCATTTTGATATATTTTGAACATATGTTTCAGTTGGATCGTTTATTTTACTAACATACCAGCCTTTGGTTCTTTTTGATGCTTGTCTATTATGTAATTCTTTTTTTTGTTCTTTTGATAACGATTGAAACCAGAGTCTAGCAGCAGAAAAATTATCTGATTTATTTCCTCTTTTTTCATAATCTATAAATTTACTTAAATCCCCACCTTCACCGCCTGATGCAATATTATAAGAATTTGGATCTACAACCGCATTAGTTTTAGAAATCCAATATTTTTCTCGATTGTTTAATATTTCTTTTGAATCACAATACTCTAAAATAATCTTTTCAAAGTTTTCTTTACCATGCTTGTTTATAGCATTTTTAAGTTTTTTACCTGAACCTAAGTAATAAGAATTTT